TTGTATTTGACCACCTTTAGTTTCTACAAGCAATGGATACCTGTCGCACAAACGCAGAAGAACATCCCATTGTAGCCAGCCATAGAATTCATCAAGGACAACAACATCTTGATGACCATAGTTATCCCACCACTTCCCCCGTTGCTTCCAATAACATCCTTCAAAATTATCATTGCAATATTTGCTCTTGCCGGTTCCGGTTGGACCATAAATCACCTCAACATTCATCTCCCAGTTACGTGGAGTTACGCACATTAACCGATAGGCCTGTAATGCTCTGTGGGATCTGCACCACGTATCAAAATCATAATCAGCAATCTCTTTATCACCGTATCCTTGGTCGATTAAAAGCTTTAATTGGGTTAATTTGGAAACCTTCGTCTTCGTCAGCGTATCCAATAAGCCCGTTAAATTCATCGACTTATCGAGCCCGAACGATACCAAGCCGAATCCCTCCAAGGCTTCGAGTGAAACGTCGAATCCCCAGGCGGCGCTGTCGTCTTCACTCAGGAAATCTTTCAAACAATAACGAATAGCATCATACTGAGTACCCTTCCTTATCTCGTAGTGACCGCGGCCATTCCAGTTGCGCAGATGAGACAAGGCCACGCTTGTATTAAACTCCGCATATCCTTGGTAGTGTGGAGTTCCATTAACACCAATCTCCCGATTGGCTATTAATAATTTTAAATTAGATGGAAATTCAAATTCTCCTTCTTCAGGATTATTAATTGTAAAACACCAATTTCTTGATTTGGCCATAATAGGGTAAATTGAGAAGTGATCGTAGGCTGGGGTACAGTATTACCCCCAGCCCCTGATCTGATCCATAAGCCCATGGTCTTATAGGTGAAGGTCATACACATAATCTCGCATTACGTAATTTTACGTAAACAACGCAGATGGGTAAATTTATACGTAAATCAACGTATCGTAAGAGGTTTAAACCTCGTCGAACACATAAGCGTTCCATGAAAACAAGAGCCTATAGAAGACCAAGATTACGATTTAGTCGTTTTAGAGCGCCTTTAGGAAACTTCCCAAATACCAAGACTGTAGCTTTACGCTATGTCGATACCCTTAACCTTAACGGAGGACCTGGATCCTCTGCTGTTCAAGTCTTTCGTGTTAACAACATATATGACCCTGATTATACTGGTCTTGGTCATCAGCCTATGTACCGCGACAACTATGCTGCGTTGTATTCAAAGTATCGTGTAAACTATGCTACGATTACTATGGTCGCCTTGGATACTCATATTACGAATACTAGCACTTCAAATGATGTGGCAGGAACCACAGTGACCACATCCCAATACTTTGCATCCAATGAACGAGCTTGTCGAATGTTCATTATTCGAGACCCATCACCGTCGGATTATAACACCAGTCTCAATACTTTGATTGAAGAAGGTAACACCAACTTCGTATGGCGTTACTGTCCTCAGAATACATCTGGGAAAATGCCAACTCTTCGTTTAGGATGTTGGCCTCATAAGCTACTATCCTGCAACAAAAAGGATGTACTCCTGAATTCTAACATGGATGAAGGTCCCAACAGCGAAGCCTACTTCGTATGCGGGGTTACAGACTTAGGGTCGTCTGGAACAAACCCTGATACAATGGCTTTCCAATTTATCATTACGTATAACGTTACGTTTTTTGACTTATTGAAGAACCAAACACAAAACTAGGCCGCCCGTAGGGCAAGGGCCAGGGTTAGAGAGCTTGCGAACTAACCCTGGTGTAAAACACTTTAGATAATAGTATAGACAAGGGTAAGGGTATAGGGTTTATATATTATATTTCAGCTATGTAAATAGTAGAATTAATACAGTTTAAAAATTCCTTATAATCAGTAAATTCTAGTCTTGAATTCATCCTTGGCGTATATATCCATTTCTTAACTCTTCTTACAAACGCATCAAAGTAAACATTTTTATACCATTGAGAAGGTGTAGTATTCGAAGTAAAAATAATTGTTTTCGAAGCAAATTGTATTTGACCACCTTTAGTTTCTACAAGCAATGGATACCTGTCGCACAAACGCAGAAGAACATCCCATTGTAGCCAGCCATAGAATTCATCAAGGACAACAACATCTTGATGACCATAG